CCGCGGCCGCGCCGGCCGTCGTCGCGACGCGGGCGAGCTCGCTCTCGCTGAGCCGCGACGCGCCCCCGAGGCGCTCGACGGCCTCGGCCATCAGCGTCGCCTCGGCGACCACCTTGCGCCCGGTGAAGGTGTCGACCATGCGATTGAGCGCACTCTCGACCTTCGCGGCGCCGCCCTCGAAGCCTTGCAGCTTGACCTCGGCCTGCGTCACCGCCTCCTGGAAGGTCGCAAAATCCGCCGTCAGCTTCCCGCTCAGCGCCATACGTCGTCGTCCTGGTCTAGCCCGTCGCCGTCGCTCTGTTCCTCGACGAGCACGGCGAGGGCCTCGTCGTAGACGTCCAGATCGAGATCACACACCTGGTCAAACGTCAGACCGCACCGACGAGCGACGGCGAGGTTGAGACGGACCCACTCGCGCCAGCCTGGTGTTTTTTTTCCTGGTCCCGCTCGGCCGTCATCGCGTTTTCGTGCGCCTCGATCGCGGTCTTGACCTCTTCGAAGTCGTCCGGATCGAGCGCGCGCAGGCAGGCCTCGAGGTCGGCGATGGACAGCCCACGGATCTCGACGTGCTGTCCGCGGTCGTCGACGAACGACCAGTCGACGAGAAACGCCGTCATCGCCGCCAGGCCGATCTGCGCCGGGTTTACATGCAGTTTCTCGTCCTCGCCCATGACCGACCCGCGCACGAGCATGTCGCGATGCTCGCCGGCGGTCAGGCGGCGTTTGACGATCAGGGTGTCGCCCTGCGAGATGTGGAGCGTCGTCGTCTCAGGTCGCACGAAACGGGACATGCTGCTGCTCTCCGGGAGGGCCGAGCGTCGCCTCGAAGCGCCCGCCCTCGTGTAACGTGAACTGCTCGATCGGCCAGCGCCAGGTGCGCGTCGCCATCGGCGCGACGAAGGTCAGCGGCCGCTGCGCCAGCTTGAAGCGATCCGACAGCACGACCGTCGCCGCGACCGACCAGCGGCCCGCGCCGGTCTGGGGCCCGTCGCGGTGCACGACGTACCCTTCGATCGCGGCCGCGGTGAAGTAGTGCCACTCGATGCGCCCGACGCGCCCGCGGATCACCACGCCGCCGCGCTCAGGTCAGCGAGGGTCCGGTCCAGGCGCCGGCGGCGACGAAGTTCCCGCCGATCGAGACCTTGCCTTTCGCATCGACGTCGATGTTCGCGTCCATCCACGCCGGGCCTTTAAAGATGGCGGTCGGCGGGCCGAGGGTCGACGGGAAGAGCTCGAGGGCGGGCGCGACCGTGCCGAGCGCGACGTTGAACAGGGAGAGATCCGCATCATCCCAGTTCCCGCCGACCGTGCCCTTGATGTCGGGCACGCCCTGCACGTACACCTTGTTCGGATCTTGGAAGGAGGTCACCTCGGCTTTGTCGGTCGCGAGGCTGAGGGTCCACTTGTCCAGCGAGGCGACGACGACATAGCTCGTCGCGCCCGTCGGATCCATCATCACTTTCCCTTTGCTGCCGTGTCTGCGTGCCATCGTTCCCTCCCGTGCATGCCCGACGCCCGTGTGACTCGTGCCGCGTGGTTGTTACCCCAGGGATCGCGCGCCGTCAGGGCAGCGGCTGCGCGACGACCTCGTAGTGGCCGCCGCGGTGCTGCCAGCGTTTCGATCGATCGACGTCATCGACCTCGGTGTAGCGCAGCGGCTTCTCCCGCTGGCTGCTGTGCAGGTTGTAGCCGGTGATCGCGAAGTCCGCGCCGTCGAAGAGCGCGTCGATACGGCGCGCCGCGGTCCCGACGTTGCTGCCCGTGGTCGAGAGCTCGACGGCCTTGATCGCGTACACGATGTGCTCGTCGCGCTCGTTCTCGAAGTAGTGGTCATCGCTCGCGTCGACGTGCGAGACCAGCACGTACTGCGTCTTGCCGTCGGCCGCGACGTCGAAGTAGACGCCGCCCGGCATCGCCGCCATGAGGGCGGTGTCGGCGAGCAGCCGGCCGACGACCGCGGCATCGATGGCCGACGTGTCACGGCTCACCGGTCACCTCGAGGCCGGCGCGCTCGAGCAGCTGCCGCAGGTCCTCGTCGTACAGCTCGAACCGCTGGCGCCGCAGAATCGGCACGAAGATGTGCAGCGGCGGCATCGCCCCGCGGTTGTAGCCGGCCTCGGTGTGCCGCGTCGCGGTGCCCTCCTCGACGATGAACGCGTGCGGCGCCGTGTTCTTCACCGTCGCGACGACCCCGAACGGGCTCGTCGTCACCGACACCGTGACGTGATCGGCGAGGTTGCCCGAGTGCCGATGCTGCGCGTAGGCGGTCCGGAGGGTATCGCCGGCCCGCTGCGCGCGGCGCTGCACGATCGCCTGGCCGTCCGCGGCGAGCTCGCGCGGCAGGCGCCGCAGTTCCGCCTTGAGCTCCTCGAGGCCTTCGATGACGAAGCGCACCGGCATCAGGCCACCAGCTCCTCGCACACGAGCTCGAGCCAGCGCTCGCGCTCGTCGACCGTGTTGACTGCCGTCACGCTGAAGATCCGCCCGTTGAAGAGCACGCGCGTCTTGGTCGTCACGTCCGGCCGATACAAGCCGCGCAGGATCCGCGTCGCCTGCGAGATGACCGACCCAGCCGCGACGCGCTCGAGGTCGCGCGCGCTGGGCACCTCGATGCTCACCGTCCACACCGCCGGCGCCAGGTCGACCCAGCCCTGCGTGTAGCCGCCCTCGCCGTCCGGGACGTCCCCGCTCGGGTTCTGCAACATCACGCGATGCTGCCGACGGCCGACCGAGGTCTGCGTCAGCGCCATCAGGCCACCGACACCAGGCGATACGACGCGACGGCATCGTCGTAGCCGAAGGGCACGACCTTCGCGTCGTCCGGCGTCGCGACGTCGCGGCCGGTCGTCGCGTAGTGCGTGACGAGCAGGCCGTGCGCGTGCACCAGGAGCGCCGGGATCGCCGGCAGGCTGGCGTAGCCGGCGACGACATGGATCACGATCGAGCCCGGCTGCGCGTAAAACCAGCTGCTGCCCCAGACGCGCCAGATCCGCGCGTGCGGCAAGTCGACCCGGTACTGACTCGGATCGAGCGTCTGCGGCGCGCCGGCCTGGTCGACGTAGTCGATCCCGCTGACCGACTGCAGCGGCCGGCACTGGTCGGGCATCTGAATCACGAGGAGCGGATAGGTCGGCCACGCGTCGACGTAGACGTCGCGGCCCTGCGTGAGGAGCGCGAGGCCGGTGTCCTTCTCGACCCGGTCGCGCGCCGCGCTGATGTAGCCGGTGAGGAGCGCCTCGCGCGGATCCCCCGCCGCCCAGTCGAGGCCGGCGCGTAGCTTCGCCTGGTCGACCGTCATCAGCGTCGTGTCGTCGGGCGGATCGACGAGCACCGACGTGGCGGTGATGATCGGCGCGATCGCGCGGCTCCACATCAGCGGCGCCGTCCTCTCGGGCCGCGATAGGTCCCGGTCGTGAAGGGTCGCGCGTCACTGCCGTCGCCGATGGCCGTCGCCGGGACGGCTCCCGTCAGCGCCGGCGGCTCGAGCTCGGCGACGGTTGCCCGCGCGAGCGCGTCTCGCGCGGGCGTCTGCGGCACCTGGATCGGCCCGCTCGAAGCGGTACACATCGTGTGCGCTGCTCCGCAGATCGGACACGGTCCCGGATCGTCTCGCATCGCTGCCTCGCCGGTCTCAGAACGGCGTGACGAGTTCAGCCGCGCCGGCCTGGACCAGGCGCTGCGCCTCGGCCTCGGGCAGGTCCACGGTCTGACCGGTGCGGTAGGCGTTCTCGTCCCGCGTCATGCGGATGCGGGTCGTGCCGGCCGCTGGCTGGCCGCTCGGCGCGCCACTCGCCGCCTGGCCGCTGCCCGCCGTGCCCGCGCCCGCCGGCGATCCGCTCGTCGACGCTGCGCTGCCTGCGCCCGTCGCCTGGCCGCTGGGTGCGCCCTGGCTGCTGCCGCCCTGGCTGCCGGCCGCGCCGCTGTTGCTCCAGCCGGGCTCATTCGTCCGGCCGCCCGCTGGCTTGGCCGGGTCCTTTTTCTGTTCGGTCATCGGAATCCTCCCCTGTCACCGTGCGCGCCTCGATGCGCTCGAGGACGAGCTCGACTTCGTTCGCGGCATCGCGTCGGATCTCCTTGACGCGCAGTCGAGGCGACCGAAACCCGGTGTCGACCTCGGCCCACTGCCGCACCAACGCCACGGAGATCCGCAGCACGTCGCCGACCTGGAGCGGCGCCGCGCCGCCGGTGTCCGGCATCGCGCTACTCGAGCGCGTAGACCAGCAGCGCGTCGACGTTGGTCGCGGTCGCGCCGGCGCCGCCGGTTTTCCCGATCGTCACCGGCGTGTTCGGATCGAGCGCCGTGAACGAGGCGCCGTCGGCGAGCAGCGTCATGCCCGCGTCGCCGCTCTCGACGACCGCGCTCTGCGTCAGCCCGGCGACCGGTGCGACGCCGAGCGCGACCGAGCCCGCGGTGCGCGTGCCGAGAATCCGGACGTCGGTCGCGCCGGTCACCGCCCCGCCGACGGCGATCAGCGCGAAGTAGATCAGCCGGTACGCCAGGCCGGGCACGGCCGGCAGGAGCGTCGCGCCCGCGTTGACGTTCGCGATGGTCGTGCGGACGCGCGCCTGCGAGCAGGCGGCGGCCGCGCCGCCGCGCTGCATCTCGTTCGCGGTCCCGTTGTAGGTCGCCTGCTGCATCGCTGTGCTCCCCTCTGGTCAGCGGCGGCCTTAGTTCAGGCCGGTGACTTCGCCGAATCCGCCCGGCCGATAGACGGCCAGCGCGATCCGCTCTTCCGCGCGGATAGCCGTCAGGTTCTTCGTGAAGAAGTCTTGATGACTGTTACTCGCATCGACGCGGAGGCCGCCATTGCGGAACATCTGGGCGCCGGTGCGGTACGCGCCCGGCAGCGCGACGCCCGCGGTCATCGCCGGCGTGACGGCGACCGGCACGCCCCACAGCCGCGGCGTCGGCGCCGCCGCGAACGGGCCGTTGCCGTAGTACTGACCGTTCGCGTCCTTCGCGAGCTGCACCGTCTGCCAGTTCGCCGGGTTCATCGTGATCCCGTCGACCTGCAGGAACGCGTTGACCGCGATGAGGGTCATCTGCTTGAAGATCGCGTCGGCGTTCGTGTCGGTGCCGCGCGCGAGGTCCGCCTGCATGCCGGTCTGATTGCGCAGGCCGAGGAGGTTCGGCGGCGTGCCGTTGCCGTTCAGCAGCTGGTCGTCCTCGGCGAGCATGACGAACATGCGCAGCCGCGAGTCGATGTAGCTGCGCATCGCCGGCACGTCGTCGAGCATCTCGTCGGTGACCGGCAGCCAGGTCGCGACCTTCCGCACCGGCGCCGTCGCCGCCTCGAACACGAGCGCCGATTCTGGCTTCGCCGCGCCCTCGGCGACCGTCGCCGCGGCGTTGGTCGGCGCGAGCTCGCGCATGAACGAGATCAGGTTGCTCGAGGTCGTGCCCTGCGCGAGCAGGTCGGCGACGACGAGCTGCCGGAACAGGTACTCGACGATGCCCGGCCGATAGTCGGGCACGATGAGCGTGCCGCCCGAGGCCGGATCGCTCGTGAGCGTCGCCGCCCAGAATTCCGCCGCGGCGATCTCAGCGCTCGGCGACGTCCAGTTCGAGCCGCGGCGCCCCTGCGACTTGCGCAGCCAGTCGCCGAATTCCGACTGCATCAGCTGCGTGCCCGGCGAGGCGAGCACGATCCGCTCGCGGTTCGTCGTCACGTTGCTGCGCGTGAGGTTCGAGGTCAGCTGCTCGATCTGCTGTTGGAGCGCCGCGTCGTTCTGCGCGCCGTCGATGCGAGCCTTGATCCCGCGCGCCTCTTCCATCAGCGCCTCGACGGCGGCCTTCTCCTCGGTCGTCCGGAGGCGCCCAGTCACCGCGGGTGTCGTCGCCGTCGCCGGCGTGACGACCGCCGCATTGGCCTCGCGCATTTGCTGCTCGAGCAGCGTTTTGATGGCGGCCTGCTTCTCCCGAAGGGTCGTTTCGAGTTGCGCGATGTTCATCTCAGAGCTCCTGCAGTTGACGCTCGATCTCGTTCTGCCACGCGATGTCGGATCCCCGATCCTGGCCGGTGGCCACCGCGGCGATCGCGGCCGGCTCCTGCGGCGTGTCGTAGATCGACGTGAAGGTTTCGGCCGCGCGCTGGTCGGCCTCATCGCTCGAGTCGGTGAGCAGCCGCGTGATCGCCTGGTCGAGCGTCTCGACGCGGTCGATCAGCCCGAGGCGCTTCGCCTCGGCGGCGCTGTAGACGTGCGCTTTCCACTCGTCGCGGACGCGCTCCTCGGTCATCCCCTGCCCGCGGCCGCGGACGACGTTCGTCACGAACATCCCGTACGCGTCGTCGACGGCCGCCTGCAGGCGCGCCTGGGCCTCGACGCCGAGCGGCTCGGCGCTGTTGCCCCACGTCTTGCCCTCGCCGGCCGAGATGAACGTCCGCTTGATCCCGATCTGCTTCAGCGCCTCGCTGAGGTCGTCGTGAATGCCGTAGGTCCCGATCGACCCGACCTGCGCCGACGGCGCCGCGCTGATCTCGGTCGCCGCGGCCGCGATGTGATAGGCGGCCGACGCCATCGTGTACTGGCCGACGGCGACGATCGGTTTCTTCGTGCGTGCCTGCATCAGCTCGCGCGCGAGCTCGGGATTGCCGGCGACGCTGCCGCCCGGCGAGTCGATGTCGAGGACGATCGTCTTGACCGTCTTGTCGCCCATCGCCTCGTGCAGCTGGCTCGCGATCTTCTGGTAGCTGGTGCCGCCGGAGATCTCGCTGAACAGGTTCATGCGCGGCGCGAGCACGCCGTAGATCGGAATCACGCTGATCGTGCCGGCGCGCGGCTGCGGCAGGTTCTTCCGGTTGACGAGCGCCGCCTCGAGCTCGGCCCGCGGCAGCTCCTCGCCGGCCAGGCGCCGCGCCAGGACCTGCGCGACGACGCAGAGCATCGGCCGCGTCAGCGACCAGGGATGCTCGATGGCGAAGCTGAGGACGTGGTCGTAGTACCGCATCAGGCCTCCGCGAGCACGCTGAAGGTCGCGACGTTGGCGCGGATCGCCAGGTCCACGGCCGCGTCGGCGCCGACGACGGGCGTGAGGTCGTCGACCAGTTCCCGGTTCCAGCGATCGATGTCGGTCAGGAACGCATCCGGCCGGTCGGCGACGTCGACCTTCTCGAGCCGCGCCAGCTGGCGCCGGCGCGCGGCGAGGAGGACCGGCTGCACCCGTTCGTTCTGCGTCGTGTCGTCCGCGGCCGCCGGCGTGGTGGTCGTCGTCGCCGGCGCCTGCGTGCCGTCGGCATTGCTGCCGGCGGCCGACGCGTCGGAGGGCCCGCCCTGCTGCGGCGCGACGGTGTCGAGGTCGGGATCGTCGATGCGCGGCAGGTTGTCGAGCGCGCGCGCCTCGTTCACCGTGCGCCAGGCGCGACCGACCGACACCGAGATCGCGCTCGCGCGCTCCTCGAAGGTCCCCTGCAGCTTGGCGTTGATGTCGATCTCGACGTAGACGTTGCGCTGGTCCTCGCATTCGATGAGCAGCTGCCGCTCGATCTCCTGCGTGATCATTTCGTTCCAGGGCCCGAGCGTGTCCTGGTAGGTCTGCTTGCGCTGCTCGCGGACGTTGCTGTACGTCGCGTGGTCGAGCATGCCGACCATCGGCTGCGGAATCTGCCAGGCGGCCGGGTAGAGCTCGCGGCGGAACTTCGCGCCGGCGATGAATTCGGAGTCCTTGGGGGAGAAGGACGCCGACACGAATTTCATGCCGGGCTCGAGCAGCGCGACGCTGCCGGCGCCCGCGGCGCCGGCGAACCGCGCCTGCCACTGCTCGCGCCACGCGTTCTTCTGTTCCGTCGTCCACTTTGCGATCGGCGCATCCTTCTCGCGCTCGATCACGCCATCGTGCCGGCTCGCGTTGCGCCAGTAGGCGGCGCGGTGCGCGGCCGCGGCGCGGTCCTCGGCGACGACCGGCGTCAGCGTCCGCAGCTGCGACATCCCGCGCACGCGGTTCGCCGGGTTGTAGCCGTTGAAGTAGACGATCTCGCTCGGCGCGAATTCCTGCTCTTTGCCGTTGACCGTCCAGATGAAGTACTGCGGCAGGAGCTTGCCGATCGGCGTCATCTCCTCGGGCGGCAGCGCGACGAGGCCGATCTGGTCCTTCCCGTCGGTGTCGACGTAGCGCACCTTCAGCCAGTACGCCTCGAGGTACAGGCCGAGGTCGGACATCAGCGTCTGCATCAACCGGAAGGCCGTCGTCGCCGGGTTCGGTTTCTGGAGCCAGCGCGCGAGCTGGTGGTCGGGCAGGCGGACGCGGTCGGTGTCGGAGACGCGGCGGAACACCTTGATCGGGAGCTGCGCGATGTTCGCGCCGAGGAAGTCGATGCAGTTGCGCGCCGGCGGC